CCGCTTGTTGAAACGGGTCTAACTGCACTTCCTGAAACGCACGACTACGAGCCTGTGCTAACTGATTTTGTTGGTACTGTTCAGGAGTAGTGAACAATCCTAAGATTTCTGATGCCGCCATTGTCTTTTCTCCTTAAGCTACAAATTGTTGAACAGGTACATATTGTCCTGTTCGTGAATCATATGTAAATTGCTGTTGTGTAGGCGGTGCTGTTACACCAAATGCTCTGTTCAATGCACCAGTGACATTAGGACTTCCTGCAACACCAGCCAACACATTACCACCTAAAGAATAGGCATTTGCTGGAGCCATTGTTCCTGCCGCATTGATAATGCCTGTACCCGTCAATCTTCCAGCCTCTGCCGCACTAGCAGTAGTCTTAGCGCCAATTGAAGTGCCAATAGTCAATGGTCGTTCTGCAAGACTTTCAAGTCCTGACGTTACATCCATAGGATTGGTAAATGGTGCAAGAGCCGCTGTTTGACCACTGTAGTATCTACCCTGCAAGTTAGCGCCAGTATCAAACAATCCAGAACCATAAGTTATGCGGTTTCTAGCCTCTTGATCTGCCTGTGCCGCAAGAACCAAATCTTGTTGAGCAATAGAGTTGTAGTAAGCCGCCATCTCAGGACTTGTAGCCATCAAGTTACCGCCTTGAGCAGTAGCCGCACCACCTCGACCTGTTTGGAACTGTCTGTTTCGCAACTCAGCAAGCGTAGTTTCTCGGCTAGGTGTAAGCAAAGCTGTTTGCTTAGCAATGTATTCTTGTGCCGCCTGTTCAGGTGTTTTAGCAAGGTAACTTTGACCAAGGCTAAAGAGATTCTGAGCCGCACCAGTTAGAGGAGCATAAGCCGCTTGAGCGCCTTCTGCACCAGTTAAACCTTGATTAGCCAATGCAGACAATCGGTTTTGGTAACCAAGAATCTCAGGGCTTGGTGTATATCCAGCACCAATAACATTACCCGCCGCATCAGTCTGGAAGTTAGATGAACCAAAACGAGTAGTCACGCCAACAGGTCTAAACTTTGCCGCATCTGCCGCAATCTGTGCCGCACGAATCTGTGCATTAGCTTGTGTTTCAGCCGCATTTTTGGCTTGTTCAGACTGCAAGTAAGAACCGCCAGCATTCAATAAACCTTGAATGGCAGATGGCGCAAATGAACTAATAGTTTCAGGTGAAAGACCTGTTGCACTTGCAATACTGTTAATAATGCTTGAACTGTTAGCCATTTGACCAATGGTAGAAGCAGTAATAGCAGGAGCAACTGAACCACCTAAACCTGAAGCAACAACATTTCCTGCCGCATCAACACCTAGACCACCGCCTAAAATACCACCATAAGATGCACTTGTAGGAATTTGTGATGCGGCTAACTCTGCACCTAATTGACCAGTTGGGAACAAAGGACTACCAGTAGCAACTGTAGGTAATGTTGCTATTTCACTACTAAGCAACCCTGCGCTAGTAGTAGCGGATGGTACAGCACCTGCCGTCGCACCAGCTTCTGCAAGAGAAACACTAGGGCTAAATAAACTACCAAAATTACCAGCGGCTAAGTTAGCAGTCAAGCCAGCCAAAATCATCTGACCATAATCTGTAGCAACGTCTGATATAAAACCGCCCAAACCGCCACTGCCAGCTTGTTCATTGGTAGCAGGAGTTGCGGTAATAAATTCACCAGTTGGACTGTATTCGGGCAAAATATGATATTGATTGTCTGCCCAATATCTCTCTTTAGCTGAAATAGATTTTAATTTCCCATCAACACCATATTTGGCAACTAATGGGGGAACAGGGAAACCCTTTGCATCTGTTTTAGGGTAATTAGGTATATCCAATTGAATTTCGTATCCAGAGAAAACACTCGCACCCTTTTCACCACGTTCATATTGAGCGTTTGCATTGGCAGGGGGTATAACTCTTTCTTCACGAGGCATTCCAAACCTCGCAGGCATAAGGCTTTCAGTTTCAAACTGCTTTGGCAAAGCATCAATGATTTCTTTAGGTAGGTTAGTAGTGTTAGCAGTTGTTTTCATATTTGCTCTATTTCTATCAAATTGCTCTCTCTCAAAATCACCACCAGCACTGGCATTAGAAAGATCAACAAAACCTGTTTGCTGTGGCAAAGAAGCTCCTTTAGGTAAGTTGGTAGCCATGATATTTTCCTTTAAACAGTACCATTGGCAATCACATTGCCCAACACAGTGAAATTACCTGAAGCATCAATCTTGGCAACAGCAGTCGCTGAGTTGTAGATATACAAGACATTACTTGTCTCTACAAACGAAAAATTTGTAAAAGTACCATCTGCTTTTGTTGCAATAGCAGTCTGGATGTTAGTGAACTCAGTATCAATCTCAGTTCCCTTAACAACCTTTGCCGCATTGCCTGAAATTAAGGCATCTTTAGCCGCAAAGTTGGTTGATTTTGTGTAATTTGCCATGATTTATCCTTACGCCAGTTTGCCGTTTTTAGCTTGAATTTCAATCTTTTGAATGCTTACAGGTGAACCATTGATCTGCACTTCATAACCTGTTTGAACAACCTTGCCATATCCACTTGCTTGACCAACCAATGTACTTAACTGAATACCAGTAGAGTAATTTGCAACTGGTACACCATTTGCACCATACTCAGCGATTCCATATTGAGCAACAGTAGTAACAGGAATTTGCAATGTATCTGAGTAATACTGACCAGAAAAGTCATATCCCCACTTGATGATAAATCCTTGGTCAGAACCACCAATTACAACAACAGAAATCTTCTTCAGAATGGATGTAACATTTGCATCACCAAGGTCTGAATAGTTGGTGAAATACTGCATACGATAGGTAGAAGCATGGTCAAGGTAAGTTCCATACTTACCAACATAACCATTCTTACCAATCAACAAATCACTATTACGCCGAGAGTAAAAACAAGTTGGCTCAATAGTGTCCCAAGTTGTTACCCTAGCAGAACCATCTTGTAATTGTTGCTTTGTATCAAACACATAAACTTGTTTAGCTGTAGGCAAATTTAAAAGATAAAAAGCATCTGTTTCAGAGTAAACAGCTTTAATGTTTGATGCAGTCTCACCAGCCACATTCGTCATCAAGTCATTACGAACATTTTTAGACAAGTCTCGCAAAGGCGCTGACTTCTCTTGAATAGTACGCAATAAACTACGAACACCACTGTTTGACAAGAAAATAATGTCTGAACCAGTAGAGGCAATAGAGTCCCTAGATAAGCAACCAATATTTCCTATAGTGTCAGACAATGACATTGTGGATGGAGTTGTTGCCCCTTGATAGACTAATATCTGACGCTTACCAAAGATAACTAAGAAGTTATTGTGTGCGCCCAAACCCATGATCTGATCTGCGCCATTAGCCCAAACCCTAGAAACATTAAGAGTTCCAGATGTTCCACCTGTCCAGTTATGTCCTGCTAATAGGTCAGAAAAGGTAATCGTTACATTGTCTGTAGTGGTATCAGCCACCCACAAACGACCAAATGCAGAAATAACAATATTCCCCAAAGGAACTGTGCCTGTATAACCCGTTTTCTCAGACACACGCCTAAATGTAGTGGTACTTACAGCAGGGTCATAAATCAATGGGTCAAAGCCTGATTGGAAGAAGTATGTAATCCCATTGAGGGATGCACATTGCCAATTACTTGCTGTAATGGTAGGTGCAGTACCACCACCCCCATAGGTCAGTTCTACAACAGCATTGCTTCCATCAAGTTTAAACAGCTTGTTGTTACCCGCAAACAATACAGTCAAAGTACCATCAGTTTGAACTAACTCATGGATGACTTTTATATCATTAGCGCCTAAAGTACCGCTTGAAGAATTTACCCTTGAAAAACCTTTACGAGAACCAACACGACCATATTGGTCAATCACACAATTAATAGCAATAGCCGCAAAACCACTTGCTAAATCTAGCGGTGAGTCTTGTGTATTCAGCCCTAAGAACGCTGGTGCTGAAATGCTAAATAATTGAAGTGGTTGTGTCATACAGCTACAAATTCTTGGTTCTCAGGATAACGAGTGCCTTCTAAAGCAATGTGGTCAGACAACATCGACTTGTAAAGCAAATACGCTTCTGATGATGAAGTACCACCATCTTCACCACGTTCTATCAAAGCCCTTGCATAAGCATTCTGAGCCACTAAAACATCAGGTACAGCCACAACAGTTGCATCTAAGGCTAATGTAGCCTGTGGCACTGTCAACGCAAATTTAATCGTATACACGCCATCAGGTATTGGATAAAGATTTACCTTAGTGTTATAGCTTGCATCAACACCATCAAAGGCAAATTCTGTAGGTATTGAATTAACAAGTGGAGTGAAGTTTAGTTTGCGGTTCATGTCCACAAAAGTGATGTTTATGAGTCCAACATTACTTGTGGTATTAATTACATCCATCACTTGAAACTTCTGACCAGCACCTGTCAAAGAATAAGTTGGCGTGGATGCTACAGTGCTAACTGTAATGGTTTGACCCAAAGCATTCCAAGCAAAAGCATCTTCAACTTGCCTCTTTGCATCATTGACAAATTTGCCAATCAATGTCGAATAGGTAGTTTGATTGTTTGCGGTAACGACAGGTTCTCTGAGTCGAATCAGAACATCGTTTACAAGTTCTAGGTAGGTCATGCTCTTGTCAACCCTTCTTCTTCAAATGTGGCTATAAAACTGAATGTGCTTGCAGATTGAGTAGTTATTTTAATTTTGTCGCCTTCTTCTAAAACAATGTAGGCATTGCCATCAAACTGCAAATAGGTCTTTGATGAAAAATCGTATTGAGTCAATATATCAAGCGTAGAGTTGGCACTTGCGTCAAACCATTGAACAGTAATATGCTTGGTAGAGCCACCTGTATTGTGGATATACATCACAGTAAATTTAGAGTAATAGCCAGTAGGACAGGTATAGACTGTAGTGTCTACTGCCGCTGTGGGACTAACTCCAACCGATAATGCTCTCATTTCGCTTTTGCCTTATTCCTGTCGGATATAGCTTTAGCTTTTGCCTTTGCG